TCAATCGGTGAAGTAGACCGCCTCGAATTCGAAGGCGCCGCTGTCTGACAGTTCGGCCGCCGTGATCTGCGTGGTTCCCGTTCCCGCGTCCCACCGATAGATCTGCATGAAGTCCTGGCCTGCAATCGCGCGAAGGGTCAGGTCGACGCCGGACGCCGCGCCCAGATTGAGGCCGCTCCCTTGCACCGCCACACCGCCGCCGTATCGGCCGGAGGCGGCGACAAACGGCAGTCCGGACATACGAGGGTTTCCGGTCATCCCGTTCAACGAGGAGCAGGCGACAGAGCCGCTCACGGTCACGCGTTTTCCGACGCGCTGGTAGTGTCCGGATACGGCTGCGGTGGCCATCGTGGTGCCGTCGGTGATGACCGGTGTCCAGTCTTTCTCCTCGGGCGGGCGGTTCAGAAGTTGCACCTTGTTGAGCCCGGCGGTGATTGATCGGCTGCAGACGAACTTCAGGACCATGCCAGCTTCGGTTTCCAGGTCCCAGCCCCCCAGATCGAACCCCGCGCTGTGGGTCAGCGTGTAGCTGTCGCTGAAGATCAGCGTGAATTCGCGCCCGTCGAACCGGCACGTCGTGTCGATGCCATTGATGACGGTGCCCTGCGGCCCGGTGATGGTGAACTTGCCGTAGATCTGGGGCAGGTAGAGCGATGAGGCGGCCTTGATCAGGTTGACCTCATCTGTCGAGTGCCCGTCGGGCGTGACAAAGTAGTCGGCGGCCGTGTCGGCGTTGACCACCTTGCCGCTGGCATTGCTGGCGTGCAGCCCTCCCAGCGATACGTCCTGCGCACCTATGCCGGTGCCGAGATCAAAACTGGGGACACGCACCAGATCCTCGATACCGTTTCCGCGCAGCCCATCCCAGCGAACCCCATTGGCATCGACCAGGTGCAGGCAAGCAAAGCCGTTCTCGTTGAACCCGACGTTGCGGCAACGCCAGTTTCCACCGTCGATGCCGCTGACGTTGCCATCGAAATAGAACGCTGCATCGCCGACCAGTTTCGTGGCGCCATCGCCGAAGGTCATGCCCTGCCATCTGCAGTCACAGAACAGACCATGCGACGAACAGCCCGCGATCACTGTCCCGCCTCCCAGGACCAGGTCCGAGGCGCTGGAATTACCCATGCGATAGTCGTCCTTGATGTAGATCCCGTGAAGGGATCGTGTCGCCAGCGGCAGGGGATCGCACAGCATCTGCAGCTGCAGGTTCGTCATGCTGATATTGTACTGGCGTGGGATAATGCCGATGGGCGCGGTGTCGCCCCATGCCGGGTGCGAGTTGGTCATCGTAATGAAATCGATGCTGTCCATCAGCAGGGCGAATTCGGTGTGATCGGTGTCCACCAGTGCCCCGGCACGGCCATTCCAGCCGTCGATCATGACCGTGTTGCTCTCCAGCCAGTAGTTGCCGCCCAGCCAGGGCGTGCCGTCCACATTCAGCGTGACGCCGGTGGCCGTGGAAAACGGCGCTTCGGTTTCCTCGTACTCGGTCAAGCTGGCGTTGTCCGTCAGGGTGCCGGTTATGGTGACGTCGATTTCATTGCCGTTGTTCACCGGAGCGCCATCCACGTCCAGCGTGACGCCGGTGGCCGTGGAAAATGGCGGGGCGGTTTCGACATACTCGGCCAGACTGTCGTTGTCGGACAGCGTCCCGGTGACCTCCAGGTCGACTTCCAGACCGCGCACATCGGTGATCACACCGTAGTTGCTGGCATCCAGAACGAGAGCGTTCCCAATGGAGGGCGACCCGCCTGCGAGATTGTCGAAGGTGATCGTGGTGAAGCCTTCGCGGATTGCGGTGATCACGCCGTAGTTGCTGGCATCCAGCACCAGTGCATTGCCCTTGACCGGAGTGCCGCCTGCAAGGTTGTCGTAACCGATCACCATCGTCGCGGTGCCAAGCGTGGCCGTCGCGCTCACCCCGGTCGGCGTCGAGAACGGCGGGGCGTTCTCCGTGTACTCGGTCAAGGTGTCACCCGGATAGAAATGGCCGACGCGTTCTGGCAGCACCAGCTTCAGCGTGGTTGTGCCGTCGTCGTGCTCATCAATGTCGATGATTTCCGCATGGTTGTTCGCATCGACCACTACCGAGTTGCCAATGGTGAACGTGCCGCCGGTCAGGCCGGTGTAATTGACCTCGCCCATGTCGTGGTACGACGCTGCGACACCGGGTGTCATCTTGCGGGCCATGATCGCGATATGCGCCGAGGATTTGGCATTGCCGGGCGTGTCCGAGTTCACGTCGAAGCTGACCGTCGAGGACGTATCGATATTGTTGAACCGCATGCCCTCTGGACAGCCGTTCAGTTCGTAGTGGCGAAACCAATTGCGGCTGTGGACGTTGTCCAGAGTGCCGCTGGCGCGGTCATAGCGGATGAACCGGCTGGACGTCGGGACCGTCAGCCCCTCGTCCACATCCTGTTCTCCCAGCAGGTCGCGGAAATTGACGTAGGTCAGGACATCGCCGTCCATCGGGTTGAGCGGCTGTACCAGGAAGACGGTGTCGGTCAGAGTTGCGCAGCGGATCAGTGTCGCCAACTGTCCGTGGCCGGCAAGTGTCATCGGCTTCCGGATCGTGAAGATCACGCCGTCAGCATCGTCATCCGCCACCAGGATGCTCTCAGCCGGGAGCAACAGCACGCCACCAGCGCCCGGGTCCCCCTCGGAATTGACCGCCTGGACGTAGACGAGCGCAGCCGCCAGGTCTGCCGTGCTGTCCACCACGCCGGGCACGGCATTGTCCGCGAAATGCCAGAAGTGCGCGTCGCCATATCCCGGGACATAGGGCTTCAGGCCCGGCAGGTCCGGAATGTCAGTCGCACCCGCCTGCGCGATGTAGAGCACGCGCCCGTCCGACACGAGCCTGCCGTCAGGCAGCAAACCGTCCGACCAAGCCGCTCTCAGCAGCGCGCGGGAGGCAAAGGTGGCCGGAGTGCCGATGGTCGAAACCAGAGCGGCGATGGGCAACGGACCGGAGGTGCCGTTGTGGAGGGCGTAGACATGATCGACGCCTGCCAGCGGGGCCTTGTCGGAGATACGAATGCCGTTGCTCATGTGTGGGGGCCTCAGATGATGGTGACGGTGATGGCGTCCGACACGGCCGAGCCGATGCCGTCGCCGTTCAGGGCTGCGAAGCGGTAGTCGAAGGCCCCTTGCGGGGCGCTTGCGGCGGTCTCGCGGATCAGGGTCAGGCTCTCGACCGTGCCGTCGAAGTCGCTGGTGGCGACGAGTTCGATCCGGTCGTTTCCGGTGACGGCATCGAGGCTGAAGAGCGCCTGGCCGTTGTCGCTGATCGCGCTGGTGGGCACGTCGGTCGTGCCGGCCAGCTGCAGGGTGACGGACCCGGCAGTCCGGCCGGAGATCGTGACCTGCCCCCGGTAGGTCTCGCCCGCCGTCAGGCTGACCGACTGCGACAGGGTGCTGGCCGCTCCAGTGCCGTGGGTCGATGGGAGCGATGTGCTGCCCCAACCGCCACCGGCGGTGTAGGTCGCGGCCAGCAGGTCGGTGCGGGTGCTATCGCCGTCGGTGAAGGTGACGGGCTGGCCCGAGGGGAGCGGCTGGCCGAGGAAGTCCTCCTCCGTCTCGGCCTCCGGCGCGCCGAGGACATCCGCAACCGGGTCGAAACTGTCGCCTGTCGCCGTGCGGAAGATCTGCACGCTCGCGGTGTTCACATCGCCCACTGCCACGGTGATCTGCGTCACGCCCAGGCCGGCGCTGACACTGACGGCATCGAGATCGATCTCCTCCGGCAGGGCGCCCAGGTCCGCGCCGACGGTGACGGTCGCGGTGGCGGTATAGGCACCCCAGTCGCCATCGAAGTCGAGCGCCCGCGCCCGCAGCTCGACCACGTCGCCCTGGTCGTAGTCCAGCCCGGCCGAGAGCGCCGTCGCCACCGTGGTCCAGGACCCTGCGCCCTGCAGCCGGTGGTCCAGCTCGAAGGAGGCGATCAGCGCCCGGTCGTCGGGGGCCGTGGCCAGGGTGACCTGCAAGCTCCGCGCATCTGTGCCGTAGACCCCCTCGGCCGCCGTCGTCGCGATCCCGGCAAAGACCGGCGCCAGCGGATCGATCCCGACGTCCACGACCTGCCCGACGATGGGCGACCAGTCCTCTGGCACATAGGCATCCACCAGGTCGTCGATCTCCGGTGCGGCATTGGTCAGGGTGACCGTCGCCCAGAAATCCTCGCCCGGCTCGATGTCCAGCACCAGCGCCCGCTCGGAGACGTCCGAGGCCGGGCCGAAGAGGATCATGGCACCGGCCTCGGGCACCTCCGTGCCGGTGACACGCAGGGTGCGGGTTTCTCCGGGGACGGTCTGTACGGCGCTCAGGACCGACTGCCCCAGCGGGTCCTCCTCGTCGAAGTCCAGGAAGCGGATCGCGTAGCCCTGCCCCGCCTCCATCGTCACCGTCTCGTCGAGGATGACCAGGTTGTCCTGGACCGAGAGCACCCGCGCCGAGGCCTGGGTGCTGTCCAGCACCGGATGCGTCAGCCAGACATGATCGCCCCGTGTCTCCACCCGCACCGCGCCGTCGCGTTCGACGGTCCAGCGGTCGCGCCGATGCTCGACCACCAGCATGTCGCGGTAGATCTCGCGGGCGATCTCGGTGGCATTGGTCTTGCCCGGCTTCTGCCATTCCTCGACCAGGTCATAAGGCGCGCTCTTGCCCGGCCAGGGCACCACGATCTCGCCGTCGAGATAGTCGTTGTCCTCGTCCTTGAAGTGGACCCTCACCGCATCGGGCGTGCGCAGGAAGCTGCGCTGCCCCTGGAAGTTGCGGCTGTTGCGCGGCGCGATATGGGTCCGCTCGCGGGGCGGCTGGCGGTCGATGATCACCGACCACCTGGACCCATCGTGCCAGGGGCTGGCCCGGCCGGCGGCGGCGATGGCGGTCAGCCGGTCCAGCAGGCTTTCCCAGCGCCGCTGGTCGCGGTCGTAGTGCAGGCCCTTGTCCACGCAGAAGCTGTGCCAGTCGGCCAGCGCCTCCCAGTCGATCTCCGCGTCGGCAACCGGCTCGGGATTGTCCGGCCCCTGCAGTGCCATGAGATAGGCCGAGGCCGGGTTCCGGGTCAGCGCCTCGGTCCAGGTCTCGCCGTCCCAGTCCGGCGCGTAGCGCTGCACCAGGGCATTGAGATCGTCCAGCGTGCCCGAGAGCTGGTGCGTCGCCCGGATCTTCACCGAGAGCATGGCCAGCGGCGCGCCCATGCGGTCCAGGTTGACCGGGTACTCCGGCCGATAGCCCTGCACGGCCGCCAGGTAGACCGTGCGGGAGATCCTCGAATGGTCTTCGCTGGAGGAGGTCCGCGTCAGGCGGATCTCCCAGTCCCCGCGCGACGGCAGCGCCCAGGTGTACTGCCGGCGGAACGGCTTGGCGCTGGCGGCGGAGTATTCCAGCTCGGCGACCTCGGTCCAGGTCCCCGCCCCGACCTCGCGCTGGTCGAGCCGGAAGGTCACCGTGTGCCGTTTGTTCTCCTCCGAGTTCACGTCGAAGCGGTAGAGACCGCCGGGGAAGTTCAGCACGATCCCGCCGCGCACCGCGTTGGCGGCCAGGCGGCGGATCACCGGCGTCTCGATCAGCCCCGCCCCCTTGTCCGGGCTGCCCTCGGCGTCGCGCCCGTAGTCATGGACCAGCTCGATCTGCTCGGGCTGCTCGATCACCTGGATCGACGTGATGGTCACCGGATCGTCGCCCTCCGCCCCCTCGCGCAGCTCGTACTCGATGTCGCCGAACTCGGTGATCGGCGTATCGCCGATGCGGATGTCGGAGATGTCGAGGCGGCCATAGCCGAAGAGGAACAGCGCCCGCACATACTGATCGTCGCCGACGATCTGCTGGTAGGGCTGCATGGCAAAGACCGGCGCGACCCGGATCCGGCCCATCGGCATCGGAACCGGCTCGCCCGGGATCGCCTGGTTGCGCCAGCCCTGGATCGCGTAGTCGGTCTCGGGATCCCCCGGACCCTCCGGCGACTGCGGCAACTGGATCAGCGAGTTCAGCGCCGCCACCCCCAGCGCCGTGACGGCCAGGGCGCCGCCATAGGCCAGGATATTGACCACGGGCGTGGCCAGGCCAAAGCTCGACAACCACAACGCCGCGTTGATCGCGATGCCGAAGGGGTCACCAGGCACCAGGCGCAGGGCCACATGGGTGCCGGCATGCGGCGTGACACGCGGCCACCAGGCGCGCGGGACCGGGCGCCAATCGCGCCCCCGCGCCATCGTCACGCGCACCCGGCTCAGAACGCTTTCGGGCGCACCAGGGAACACCTGGTCAACAATCTCGGCGATGGTCAGCGTGGGCGCCAGATCGAAGCTCCGGCGCATCTGGTCGGGCAGCAGACCGCGCGCCGCCACCACATGCACCGGCGCCGCCCGGGCGTAGCGGTAGACCCCGACCAGCCGCTTGCGCCACATCGGTTCCCGGATCGGGACGATGCAGCTCTCGCCGTGCCCGTGGATATGCAGCATGTCCCGGTCATCGACGGCGACGGCAACATGGGTCGCATGGGGGCCGATGCGGAACAGCAGGACGTCGAAGGGCTGCACCTCCCCGACCTCGCGCCACGGCCCCGCGTCACGCTCTCCCGTGATCAGCGTACCCAGTTCGGCGCGTTCCGCCAGGTCCGGGCAGACATCGGTGTAGCTGGGCAGGTCGATCCCCAGCTCACCCGCGTAGACCAGGCGGACCAGCCCCCAGCAATCCGCGCCCTCGGGCGTGCGACCGTGGTCCCGTTGCGGGATCCCGAGGTATCGCAGCGACCAGCAGCTCATCGGAACAACCCCGGGAAGCGGTCCTTGGTCATCAGGTCACGCGGGACGCCGCGCTCCTCGATGGCCCGGCGGGCGGAGGTGATGACCAGCTGGTCGCCGTAGGAGATGTCCGAGACCTCCAGGCCCCGGTACTCGATCTCGACCGTGTCCGGCGAGGAGGCATAGACCACCGCCAGGTGTGCCGTCGCCGGCGTGATCGTCGCGCGCAGCTTCTTGACCAGGGTGTCGTCGAAGAGATCGAGGATGACGCGGGCGGCCGCCGGCGCATCCTCCTGGTCCCCGGGCACCTGGTAGCTGGCGAAGGCGAACTCGTAAGGCTCGGTTGCGGGGTCGGCGCCGTTCCAGGTCGACCGGGTGCCGTAGAGCAGCGGCTCGACCGAGAGCCGCGTTGCGTCCGAGGAGATGCGGATCGGCGTGTCGAGATCCGCGTGCTCGAACTGCATCAGCAGCACCTCGACCTCGGCGGAGTTGCCGGCCTCACCGTGACGGCGGGCGGTGATGGAAACAGCGCGGCTCATGGCAGGTCGTAGACGGTGAAGGAATAGTCGATGGAGGTCCCGCGAACGGGGCCTTCAAGCGGGGGGTCTTCGCCCCAGAGGCAGAGCATCACGCGCTCGCCCAGGATCGGCGTATCGTCCTCGAAGAGCAGCGGCGTGCCGTCGGTATCGAGCAGCGGCATCCCGTCGAGGCGCGGGTCCGGCATCCAGAACGGCAAGGTCCCGGTGACCAGGTCCGCCCGGAAGAACCGGTCGAGGATGCCCTGCTGCTCGGGATCCAGCACCAGCTTCAGCTGCAGCAGCGCGGGCACCCCGGAATAGCGGCGGGCATAGCGCGGCACGCCATGTTCGGCGGCGCGGCGACGGCGGTTGTCCTGCTGCGTCTTGCCGTAGCCGCTGCGCAGGGGCCGGGGCAGCTCGCTGGGCCAGGTCGGGACCGTCATGTGCGCACCAGCGGTTCGCGCAGCCCCTTGCGGCGCAAGGAGCGGCGGGCCTTGCCGCCCGGCAGGTTCATGGCGTCGTTGACCATGTCGGAGGCGACGAAGGCAGTCTGGCGCGATCCGTCGGGGCCGGTCTCTTCCACCTGCTCCAGGCGGATGCCCCGGCTGGTCTGGTCGTAGAGATTGAGGCTCACCCGGGGCGCGGGCGCAGCGTAGCTGCCACCGCCATGCGCGCCCCCCGAGGCAAAGCCGGGGATTGGCGCGCCGGCATTGATCGCCTCCAGCAGCGGGCGGTGGCGCTGTGTGCCCTCGGCATTGACCGTGAACTCGCCTGGACTGACGCGGACCAGCTCCTTGTCCGCGCGCGGTCCGCCACGACCATAGTGCATCCCGCCATCGGCAAATCCCAGCAGCCCGCCGACCCAGCCCAGCAGCCCGCCGCCACCGCCGCCGGTGATGCCGAAGAGCGTGCCAACCAGCCCCATCAGCGGGCCTTCCCCCAGCAGCAGGGCCTGCCAGGCCGCATCCTCAAGCGACCGGGCAAGGCGCTGCCAGGCCGAGGCCGCATCGTCCCCGCCGCGCACCAGGTCCGGGATCAGGTCGGCCATGCTGCTGCGGAAGAACTCCGAGGTCTCCGCCGCCTGCGCCTTGGCCAGTTCCTCTTCCTGGATCGAGGCGATCAGCCCCGCCACCGCCCGCCGCTCGCCCTCCGTCGCCCCGGCCAGGTCCTCGCGCAGGCGGATCATCTCCTGCTGGATCGGGTCGCTCTCGCGCAGGAGGGCCAGCTCGTCCTGTTTGGCCGCAATCAGGTCTCGGACGGCGTCGCGGTCGGTTTTGGCGGAGCGCCCGCCCCCGCCGGATCGCTTTGGCTCCCGGGGCGGGCCGCCCGGTGGCGTCCAGTCGCCATACTCCAGGTCCAGCAAGGTGATCCCGGTGCCGGTCGTCATCCCCTTGGGGAGGTTCTCGTTGAAGCGCCGGGCTGCATCAGCAGCGGCGGCACCGGCCATGTTCCGGGCCATCGTGTCCGCAAGCGACGCCCGTGCCAGGTTGTCAGCCAGGCGAGCGGCCTCATCGGCAGCGGCGCCGACTCCCGACGACAGGTCTAGAGAGGCAAAATCCAGACCCGATTTCACGACATCCAGCAGGTTCTGGTAGAGTGAGATCGTCTCCTTGTCGGCGCCCTTCAGGCCATCCGTGGCATCGTAGAGATGCTGAGCGAGCTTCTGCGCGGCGGCGGCCTGTTCCTCGGGACCTTTCGCGGCATCGACCTCCGACAACAGCTTGGCGAACTCGGTGGCCGCTTCAGCCGAGATGTTGAACTTTTGAGCGAGCTGGTCGATGGCCCGGCCAACATCGCGCAAGTCGCGGATCTCCTTGCGAAGCTCCTTTGTGCGCCGGATTGCGGCCACCATCTGCTTGTCGGAGAACTCGCCGACCCCCGCGTTCAGCCTGTCCAGTTCGGCCTGCGCATCGCGCAAGGCCTTTGCCTGATCAGCCACCTGCCGGGGGCTGAGACCGAGCGCGCTGCCCAAGCTGAAGGCCTCAGCCAACCCGCCCATCGCCGCGCCGAAAGCTTGCTGCGCATTGATCCTGGCCAATTCGCGCTGGATCTCGAAGAACGCCTGCGCCTCATCAGTCAGGGCACCGTATTCGTCGCGCAGATCGGTGAGACCACGTGCGCCATCGCGGGATGCGTTCTGGAACTTCTTGACCGCAGCCTCCAGCGCGTCCAACTGGTCCGTGAGATCCTCTGTCTCTTCCCCCACATCGAAAAGACCTTGCGACAGTCCGAAGAGGATCGGGACAAGTGCGCCAACTGCAATGCCAACGGTGCCAAAGCCGAGCCCAAGGTCAGGAGCCTGGATCGCAAGGGCTTGCAGGTAATTTCCCGTCACCGCGCCCTGCTGCGCGACCTGGCTGAACTGCATCGACATCTGGCGCAAGCCGCCGCCGGCAAAGGCCGATGCCGCCTGGTTCGCGCGCGGGGCCTTGCGGCCGACATCCTCAATCTCGTCGCCGAGATGGCCCGCCGCCTGCGCGGTTTTCCCGATGTCCGCCTGCGCCTGTCCCGCCTGCGTCTTGAGCTTGGTCAGTTCGCCGCGCAGACCGTCGATCTGCTTCTTCGCCGCCGCGTGCTCGTTGCGCAGGTTGACCAGGTCGACCTTGTAGGCCTCCAGCTGCTTCTGCAGGGCCACGAAGTCGGCCGAGGCCTCCTGGCCGCTTTGCCCCAGGGCGTCGACCTCGGTCTTCAGCCCGCGCGCACCCTGGCCCGTCTTTGCCAGTTCCGCCTGCGCCTGCTTGCCGTCGGCCGTGAGGCGCGCATGCATGTTCAGCGTCATGTCACCCCCCCGTTCAATCCCCGTTCAAGGCCGCTTTGGCGCCCTGCTCGATCAGCCGGATGTCCGCCCAGAGGCCGGGCGTGACCTCGATCCCCGCCAGGCGCAGCCCGGCCTCGGCGGCGGCGTAGTCCAGGCCCAGCCAGCGGGTCGCGGCGCCAAAGCGCGGCTCGATCCGCCACTGGGTGCAGACCACGGCAAAGGCCTCCAGCGCGGCGACATGCTCGGGCCAGAGCGCCTCCTCGGCGTCCTCCGCCCGTAAGAGCTCGGGCGGGATGCCCCAGAAGGCCGCGTCCTGGTCGACCTGGCGGGCCGGGCCGGACTGGTCCGAGAAGTGCCTCTCGATCAGCGCCCGCCCGGCCCATCTCAGTTTCCCTGGCGGGCCTCGATACGGCCTTCGTTGTAGGCCCGCAGGAGCGCGATCCGCAGGTCGGCAAAGCCGATCACCTGTTCCAGCAGCTCCGGCGAATGCGGGATCGGCTTCTTGTCCGCGCCCTCGATGTCATCGAGGCGCCGGATGATCTTGCGCATGACGGCCTTCTCGCCCTCGATGCCCCCCGCGCTGACCGCGCCCATCTCCTCGTCGGGCAGGATGACGAACACGGCGCGGAAGTCCTGACCGTCGGCGGTCTGGACAGTCCGGGTGATGGTGCGTTCTTCGGCGATACGAAATGCCATTGCGGGATCTCCGTCAGGTCAGGGTGAGGGTCCACTGGTCGTTGCCCGAGCCGGGCAGCGGGACCAGGTTGAGCGGCCATTCCATGATGCCCTGCGCCTCGGTCGGATTGCCGGGGCGCTGGACCTGGCAGGTCGGGGCCGAAAGCGCCGCGATGCGGCCGGCGCCGGTGCCGTGGGTCAGCGCCACCGCGACGGCGGTCTGGTCCTACGCCAGCGCCCAGGGATCGAGGGTCGAGAGCGCCACGGCCTCGACCTGGCATTCGATCATGTCGGACCGGTCGACGATGACGATCTCCTCGGCGCCCACCAGGAATCGCCCTTCCACCTGGTTGCCCAGTCCCAGTTTGAAGCTGCGCATCACCATGTCTTCGCTCCCGATGGTGAAGAGCGGCGTGGCGGTGTTCGACGCGATGCGCGGCTTTTGCCAGGCACTGAAGTCGGGCGTGGGCAGCGTGCCGGCGGCGGGCTTGGTCCAGAGGCCGGTGAAGGTGAACTCCAGCACCGGGATACCGCTGGCATTGACCGTGACGTCGCAGTTCCCCCGCGCGCCGGTCAGGGTGAAGAGATGCCCGTCGATGTGCAGGTAGAGCGTGACGCTCTCGAAGCTGTCCGAGATCGGGTTGTAGACCACGTCGGTGCCCGGAGTGATCGTCTCGGCGCAGCCGCTGGCGCGCAGGAGCGGCCCCCAGGCCGGCGCGGTCCCGGCGGTGCCGGAGGATTCCAGCTCGACCTTGAAGCTGATCACCTGGTGGAGGTCGAAGGGGATCGTGGCATTGGCCCCGAGATAGGGCGTGTCATGGCCCCGGTCGGCATCGGCGCCCTGCATGGGCTGGATGCTGATCTCGGAGGCAAGGATCGCGTTCGCCCCGCCGGTCGGGGTCGGGTCGGTGCCGTAGGTGGCCTCGATCTTGGCCAGCAGGATCTTCTTGCGGAAGTACATCGGCATGGATCAGGCCTCTTTCTTGGCGGGCTGCGCCGGTTGGGGCGGTTTCGGCGGCTCGGGCCGTGGCGCGGGTTTGGGGGGCTTGACGGTCTGCTTCAGCCCGCCCTTCTCGGTGCGGGTGAAGCTGCCTCCGGATTGCGGGAGCCTGGTCATGTGGGGATCCTCAGCTGGTCGTTGATGCGGAACTCGGTGACAAAGGCCATGAGGCCACGTTGCGAGGGCGCCGGTCGCTCGGCCGAGAGCTCGAAGACGCCGACCTCGTCCCCCGGCGCCCAGCCGCAGAGCGCCTCCTGGATGTCCGCCAGGAAGCCATCGAGACGACCCAGGGCACGCTGGCCGCGCGCGTCGGTCGACTGCACGAAGGTGGCGACGGAGACGCCGCGCCGCACCGGCTGGATGAAGAGCCCCGCGCCCATCGTCTGGGCGGGCACGCCCGTCGTCGTGCCGGGCAGGACATAGGCGTTCACGCCGCCGCTCGGGACACGGCCGTCCTTCAGGATGGCGGTGAACTCAGCGGCCAGGCCGACCCGGCCATCCAGCTCCGGAACCTGCGCTTCCAGGCGCGCCTTGACCTCGGCCAGCATCAGATGAAGCCCTTGAGGTTGTCGGGTGTGAAGGGCCGCTCGCGGTCGTTGACGCGCACGCCGCCGGCCCCGGTCTCGGAGGGGGTCACGCCATCGGCGTCCAGGATCACGTTGCCCCTGGCGATCTCCTGCAGCGTCTTGATGGCCTGGCTGTAGTCGCGGACGATCTTCTCGTTCGGCTCGTAGACGTGCAGCGTGTAGATCGCGATCTCGCGGCTGATCTTCGGGATCGGGTCCGGCGTGACGGCGAAGGGCAGCGTGTAGCGGCCTTTGATGTAGCCGTCGATCAGCGCGTCCGCCTCGGAGATCGCGCGGGACACCGTGTCGGCGTCGATGGTACCCGTGGCCAGCTCGCCCCGGTCGGTCAGGTCGATCAGCAGCTGGGTGCCGTAGCGCTCTTCGAGATCTGCCTGGGTGCAGTAGGGCATGTGAAGGACCGTTCAACAGGGCTAAAAGGCCCCGGCGGCGCGGGGGCGCAGCCGCCGGGAAAGTGGCCCGCCGCGCCCCCTCGGCACGGCGCGCGGTGTCAGTCTTGAGGCAGACCGGACAGGGTGAGTTTCGGATCGCCGGCCAGCATGGCGATCTCGTCATCGCTCAGTTCGGCCAGGGGGATCTTCACCGGCTCGGGCGAGAAGTGCCGCCCGGCCCGCCAGCGGCCCTTCCTGGGGCCGATGACGGTCAGCACGCCTTCGGGCGGCTGTTCCGGGTCGGGGGCGGCAGGCTTTGCCACCTTTTGAGGCGCCGCCGCCGTTTCTGCGACGGGCGCGGATCCCTGGTCTTCCTCGTCGGCGGGTTCCGTGGGGGCGGCGCCTTCGCCCGCCCCCTGCACCGGCCCGGGACCGTCGCTGGTCCCTTCCGGCGTGGTATCCGTTGCGGTCTGCTCTGCCTCGGCCTCGGCGATCTTCTCGGCCACCGTCTCGTCCTTCCAGCGCGAGCTGGTGGAGATCCCGAGTTCGGCGGCGCGTGCGTCAAGCTCCTCGCGGGTCATGGCTCACCCCTCACGCCAGCCAGGGCACAACGAGCAGCTCGGCGGTGCCTTTCCACTCGTTGGTCTCGCCCCCCGAGGCGTACTCGGAGTTGAGGATCTTGCGAGCGGCGCTTTCCAGCGAGGGTGGCACCACCAGCAGGTTCGGCATCAGGCCCAGCGGGCGGCCATAGTCGCCCTTCATGCCCGAGAGCGCGGCGCGTGCCGTGGCGTAGTTGGCCGCGTTGAGCGTCTGCTTGGACCCCCAGGCCATCTGCCAGAACCCGAAGCCCACGTTCATGTAACCGTCGGCACCATAGACGAACTCGTCGTTGTCGAAGACGTTGTCGTCCTGGTCCCGGTCCTTGGAGACGAACTTGAACTCCTTGCCGATCTGCAGGATCAGCGGCTTGAGCGCGCGCGAGGTGTCCAGCAGGAACCAGGGCGTGCCCGATCCGCCGTCGGTGTTGGCGACCGTGGTGTCGTTGCCGTTCTCGTCCTTCACCGGGTGGTCGGTGTCGAAGAAGTTCTGCTCGTCGTAGCACTCGGTGGTGAAGCCCGCCTTCAGCAGCGCATAGACCAGCTGGTCCTTCTTGGCCCCGGTGGACCGCCCCATCTCGGTGAACATGGGCGCATAGATCCCGAGGTTGTCGGTCTCGACGTGACGGCGCTTGACCGCGACCGTCAGTTCGAAGCCCTTCTCCTCGATGGAGTAGTCGTGCTGTTCGAGGTTCTGGACGGCGCGCGGCCCGATCCACTCGCGGACGTTCGGCATCTGGCCCAGCCAGCCGTATTTCTGGCTGGTCTGCGAGGAGCGCACCTCGGTCGCGATCCGGTTCCACTGGCTGGGCGCCATGCCCAGGCCGTTCTTGAAGGCCCCGGAGAAACCGACGCGCAGGCTGTTCAGGTTTGCGGCATTGATGAGCATGTCAGGGGTCCTCTCAAGCCGCGGCTGCGGCGGTCAGGGCCTCGTCCAGGCGGACCCAGACCCCGTTGGCGTCGACACCTTCGATCAGCCCGGCGGGCGAGCGCGTGGAGGTGCCATCGGTCTTGGCGACGGTCTGATCGTCGACGGCGTAGCAGACGTCGCCGATCTCGGCCTTGGTGATCTCGTCCGCCGCCGCCGAGTTGGCGAAGCGGTAGATGCCAGGGCGGTAATCGCAGGTCAGGTCACCCGCCGACCCGGCGGAGTTGTCGACCCGCTCCTCGGCACGGCCGACACCGATCAGGCCCGTGGCGGTCTGGCCCTCGACCAGGTTGCCCGAGGCATCCCGCATCACCAGGGCGCCGGCATAGATCAGGGTCGAGGCGGCAACGTCGCCCTGGCGGATGTCACCCTCGAAACGGGGCGTGTTGCGGTCTGCGGTCAGTGCGGCCATCAGGCTGCCTCCTCTGCCTGCAGAAGCTCAAGATACTCCTTCTCGGAGTAGCCCATCTGCTCTGCGATCATCTTCTGGTCGGCGCTCAGTTCGGTGATCGCCTCGCCCTTCGGGACGGGATTGGCGGTGTGGGTCCGCGAGAGCTTGGGCAGCCGGCTAACCAGCTTCTCCGCACGCTCGGGGTTGTCGATCCAGAGCGCCGACAGTTCCGCGCGCAGCTCCGCATCGATGGCGCGACCTTCGGCCACCTTCTGGTCCAGCCACCGCTCGGCACGCAGATCGCCCAGCTGCTGGGTCAGTTCGGCCACCTCGTCGGCGTCGCCGGCATTCGCCACGGCCGCCTTGGCCAGGACGGTCAGCTCCGCCACGCTGGCGCCCTCCTCGGCCCCCAGTGCAAGCGCCAGGGTGGCGAGCTCGGCGGGCTTCTCCGCGCCTTCCTTCAGCTTGGAAATGGCGGCGAGGGTCGCGTCCTCACCGGCATCATCCGCGAGGCCCAGGGCCTTAGCGATTGCGGCCATGCTCATGTCGTCTGTCTCCTCGGATAGGGAAGCGATGGCCCCGCCCAGGGCGGGGGTATTGGTCAGGGAGGCGTGGAAGATCCGCGCCACCTTGCCGGTGGCCTTGTTGAAGGACATCACCGGCGAGATGCCGTGATAGGCGCGGTCGGCCATCAGCTCGGCGCCCTTGCTGTTCCAGGTCACGCGGCCCCAGATCCCGTCCGGGCGGCCCTGCAGCTCCTCGATCCAGCCCACGGCCGGCGCATCGCCGCCCTTGGGGGCGGAGCGCGTGGTGGCGTGGTTCACGTCGATGAAGATCCGCTCACCGGATGCGGTGCTGGCGGCGATCAGCTCCTCGGCGCTGTCGTAGAACCAGGGGCCCCGCCCATCGATGGAGCGGAACTTCTTGCCTGGCGCAGGCAAGAGCTGGATCCAGTCGGGCGGCGCCTCGCCTTCCAGCGAAAGGGCCACCGCCTCGAAGGACGAGATATTGGGTCGCGTGTTCATGAGGGCAAAATGCCCGGCGCCGCGCCCCTGTTACGTTGGCAAGGTCGTGCTGCGGTATCTCATGGAACTGCCGGTGCGTTCTGGAATAGAGGGCAGCGAAATTTTGGTGAGAGCATCAGCTCTAGAACTGCCGACATGCGTGACACCGGCCCATTGCCGCCGTTCACTCGCGTATATTTCGCTTCGCTGCAGCTTTCCCGAACCTGACGTCCGGCAGGCAATCTTCGGTAGGGTGCGCCAATGAACGTGCTCCGAACATGGACATAGGATTTGGGTAGAGGCATGTTCGCCGAAACATCAGGGAGTGAGAGAATGGGCGAAGCAAAACGGAAAGCAAGGGAGCTGCAGCAATGGCTCAATGCGCTGACAGTGGAGGAGCGCGTCGTTTATAGCGCCGCGCGAGCCCTCTATGACCGCTTCATTCGTCCGGAGCGCGTTACAGAGATGTGTTACCACTCCGTCTTCTTTCTCCACGAATACATCAAGAATAGTCATGGCATCATCGTTGAGCCAACTATCGGATACATTAACGACGGCACCGACGAAGTGTTCATGTCTCATGCTTGGTTGGACTTCAAGGATAAGAAGACAGACGTTAGCCTCACTTTTACTTCACGACCGGAGATCAACCCGCCCGGCCAACTAATCTATCATGACCGTGTCTTTGGTCAGGGTCATGTTTACAGCTACCACCGGGAAATTACCCAGGCAGGCCGGGCGGCACTTGAGGAAATTCGCATCTCCGGTGGTTTTGATATGGTTGACCAAAAAGAACGAGAGCACGCTCGGATGCTCATATTGGCTGAGGATCGTTGTCAGATTCGAGCCTACCTGGATTCTGCACCTAAGGGTATGACCTATGAGGAGATTGTCGCCAGGATAAGCGATTGAGCTAGAGAGATTGAATCACGCTTGGTTTGCCGAGGGTTTATCGGCCCTCTATGGGCATTCGAACCTAGCGAAGGGAATAACTGGTCCCAGCCCTAACGCGACATCAGTATGACGCGCGCGCGTCGTATGGATTTGAAGCAATTTGCGGTGTGCGTGATGTGGTGAGCATTATTCTGATCGACGAATAGGATATCCATGATCGGCTTGCGGCAGCAGCACTGCTTCGAAATCTGCGGACCAGAGACGTGGCCCCAGCGCGGGTTCTTCTGGCGGATGTGCGGCACGATTTCGAGGAGAAGCACCCTGGCGCCGGAGATCCGACAGCGTAAAGGCAGTGACTAATCCCGCCTAGATAGCCTATTTCTCCTCTGAGTGCCCGCGTCGCTAGTGGCGCGAACATCCGAATCGCGCCACACTCATACCGGGGTTTCCGAAAACAAGGGGACAGGTCATGGGCCGGATTGTGAGTTATTTGATCTTTTTGGCGTTGGCACTGTTCGGCGCTGAAGGAGTTGCGGCGCAGGCTAATCTTAGACTTGGCGCGACCATGCAGGCGGAAGAGATCTCCGGCAGGTTCGCTGCAACCGTCAACCAGATTGACCCGGCGACCGAGGTCCAGGCGTTAGCCGGTATCGCAAGCCCGGCGGATTTGCCAGCGATGGCGCTGGAGGGACTGGTCGACATCGCCGTCGTGCCGCTTCAGGTTTTCCACAGGGCAGAAACACGGGCCCTGAGACAGCCCTTTCTTGCGGACGGTGCCCTTGGGTTTCGGCAAGTGCTGAATTCCGAAGTCGGCGCCTATGCCCGCTACGGGCTGGAAGAAGAGGGCTTCCGGGTGTTGGCCTTCTGGCAGACAGGGGCGCGGACTTTGGCCTCGACGACACCGATCGAAAGCTTGGCGAATTTGGAAGGGAGTAAGGTCGCCATGCGGCCGAACGATCCGTCCGCGGATGTTCTGGCCGCGTTTGGCGCAGAGCCGGTCAATACTGCCTTTGATGAAACCTTTTTCGCGCTGCAAACCGGCGCCATCAAATCCACGACCTCTGCCCCATACAATGACGCAACGATTTCAATGGGGGTCAACGGGGTTCTCTCCTATGCCGTGGATCGTCCGTTCAGTGCCGATGTTTTGGTCGTGCTCGTTCCGATTGCGACATGGGACGAACTCGACATCGTCAGCCAAACCGCGCTGGTCGAAGCCGCAGAGGCCGTTGCCAGGGAGTGGGACGTCCGCGTTCAGGCAGACATTGACGCGTTCCGCGTGACCGCTGCAGACAATGGCATCCGGCTGGCGGTCTGGAGCGAAGACGAGTTCGGTACGATCCAAAAAGTAGCCGCCTCGCAGGCCAGTGACATGTTTGGTTCCATCATCGGAGGCGAGATCGTCCTGGCCGCCTATGCCGCCGGGTCTTACAGAACACGCGCTTCCGCGCCGGATGCCGCAGATGGGCGTCCTGCAGAAGTGCAGGAGGTATACTTCGTAACGGATCGGGCGCGGTCATCCCGTGGCACCTTGGGCCAGATGTTTTCGGGTCAGCGTACAGGGTCCAACCTGACCTATGGTGAGGCAACGATTGAGATGAAGGGCTTGCGGCGGCTGGATGACAATTTGGAGGACACGACCGAATTCCGGTCTGTCGATCTGATCCCGCAGGATGCCTTTAGCGACCGGGTCCTGACAGCAGTCGCTTCTACTGACAGACCGGTGGTGATCTTCATTCACGGCTACAATACCAGCTTTGCTGATGCGCTTGCCCGGTCAGCGGCAATGCGCGCGGATATCGCTCGGGACGCTGTGGTCATCCTGTTCAGCTGGGCAAGCGAGGGCACGCTTCTGGCCTACGCCTATGACGAGTCGTCGTGGGAAATCGGCAAGACGAATTTCAAGGACTTCATGCGGCTTGTCATGGCCAAGGTTCCTTCCGACCGGATTAGTCTTGTCGCGCACAGCATGGGCTCACGGCTGCTGCTCGACTTCATCGAGAGCCTCCAGGATCGTGATCTCGACCCGGATGCCACGCGTTTCGCGGACTTCGTCTTTGCCGCGTCGGACGTCTCCAAGGACAGGTTCCTGCAAATCGAAAACCGCACCGGGCGGCATCCGCTCTCTGCCTTTGCCCAAGAAGTGACGGTATACGTCTCACAGTACGACCGTCCACTGTATCTGTCATACATGGTCCACCGGGATGAACGGCTGGGACGTTCCGCGCCAAAGGACATGGTGGACGACCCGGACATTGTTGCAATCGACGCCGCAGACATCGACCCGCACAAGCTGTATCATGCTGCGACCAAGATCATGCGGCACTCCTATGTCTTCGACAAGATCGAGGGGGTAACGGATTTGGCCGAAACCCTCGCTGAAGCCGTATCCCCCGGCACCGGACGTGAGAGACGAAATATCGGAACGCGTGTGTATCTTGGCTTGAAAAAAAGGTGAGCTCGGCTCGGAGACAGATGTGAACATTTCCAGTCGATAACCAGATTGACCTAGGGAGCCGTTGGATTGACCTGCGTTGTTTGACCGGTGCAGGGCCACGCGTCGGGCGCCAACTTTTCTGCGCGTTACGGCCTTTCGTCTTGGATGCAGCGAAAGCCCGCTTCCCGCCCTCCCGTCCCGCGCCTGTCGCAACATCCGAGATAGAGGCATAGGAGCTACTGTGCATGAGATCAGTCTTCGATCAGGTCTTGAAGATAGTCCTCAATGGTCTCCAGGAGGGCAGTCTCATCCTCGGGACCGATGCCCAGGAAGGGCCGGGCCGGGATGTCGCCCCAGGGGATTGTCATGAAGAAGTCGCGGCCGTTCTTGTCCTTGCCGATCCGCGCGCCGAACTGCCCCTGGGCCGCGCCGAACTGCATCACGGCGGCGTAGATCATGTTTGATCCCCAGTCGACGTGCCCCGGCGCAACCTCATAGGCAATCGTGGTCGACAGCGCGCGCGTCACCCCGACCAGCGGGCCACCTTTCGGCGTGTCGCCCCGCGCGCCATAGGCGTCCAGCGTTGTCTGGCTGCGCGGTGCCCAGGCCGTGCCGTCCGGCGCTGTGCCAGTCTTGAAATTGCCCTTGGTCCGCTCGACCATCAATTCGCCGATGTCCTGAAGGAGCGGCGTCAGGTCGGAAAGCGCCTGTTCCGCCTCGGCCAGGGCGGGGCGCAGCGTGTCCGTGGTGACGTCGACGGTGATCATGCCGGCTCAGAGATCCAGTTCGACCGTTGGTGCGGCGAGATCGAAATCTGCGGACTGCCGCGCCATGAACAGCGCCTCCGACCAGGTGGCGCGTGCCATGTCCTGGTCTTCCTCCGGCAACCGCTCGATCAGCTCCGACAAGCGATCCTCCGCATCCGCCGGCAGTGGCTCCGCGTTGATCAGGTCCATGATCTGCTGCGTGACGTCAGACATTCCGGCGGTCCCTTGCCTTGAACAGAGCGAGCAGCTCGGGCTTGATCCGGGCGTGATACTCCGGCCCCAACATATACAGCACGAAGCTCTCAGCGACAAACTCCTTGAAGTTTGTCGACCCGTAGATCGAAACCGCGAAGTTCCACCCGTCGCGATCCCAGCCTTCAATCGCTGCGTTCACCGCCTCCCAATGGGAAAAGTGGAACTGATGGCCGGTCTCATGAATGGCCACGGAGCGTGGATAGTCGTCGCCCCCGATCACCACCGTGTGCTGCCATGTTGCGCGTTCTGCCGCGCGGCGTGCTGGACCATCCGCCAGCTTTGAAATCGCCTTCGCATGTTCCGTTGCCCAGGTCTCCAATCGCTTGGCTTGTGCCTCGGGTGTATACCAGGGCTCCCTGGACAGCCCGACCCTGTTCCAGCCCATGACCTTGTATCCGGGTGCGTACCAGGCACTGGCGTTCGGCGAAGGCTTGAGCCTGCCTCCGGTTGCCGTTGCTATGACCTTCGCGGAGCCCACGGCCTGCAACGGCACCATATCGAAGCGGTTTTTCAGCTCCCAGAGCGTTTGCACCACCTCGTTGACCGCATCGAGCTTCACTTTCCCGGGCCAAGAGACCTGTTTCTCGGCCAGCCCGCTTTCCACCACCAGCACCGCCGCATCCTTCAGGGACGTCGCCGGTCGCAGAGGCGGCACGGACGGCGACGGCGGGTCGGCGGCATCTTCGGTCAGCGCCGTGGACAACCCCTCGGGCAAGGCACCGGCCTTGTGCCGGATCTGCTTGCGCACCTCGTTGACCACGCTGCCGCCCGGCGCATAGCCCCAGCCTCGATCGATCCCATCCGGTTCGCCGGTCTTCTGGTTCAGATCCCGCCAGTTCTCGGGCAGCGTGACCTTCGGGTTGCCGCCAAGGCGTATCGCCTGCCGCAAGGAGCGGGCGCCGACGACATAGCAGCTGCAGCCCCAGCCATTCGGGGGATAGTGCGTGGCCCAGAACGGGTGATCCGCCGGCAGGATCAACCCGTCCCAGGCAAGGTGCTGCTCGCGCGGCTCCAGCGCACCGCCGTGGCGATAGACCCAGTATTTGAACCCGCCCTCGACCAGCTGAGCATGCCGTCCGGCGGCGTAGCTGGTGCGCATGTTCGTCTGGTAGATGATCCGGGTGCGCCAGGCCTCGCCCTTTTTCGTGCCCTCCCCGGTCCAGCCATGCCAGCCGCGCCGCTCGACGATCTGCCGGAAGTCACGCCGGAACTCTTCCAGGCTGGTGCCCTCGGCGATGGACTTCTCGACGGCCTTGGCAAGGTCCGCCAGCAGGTCCGCCTTGGCGGCACCGGCCACCATGAAGGCGCGGTCGTGCTGCGCCTTCCACAGATCGTCCCACTTGGCCGTGGGCACATGGTTGCCCAGGCGGAGCCGGAAGGCCGCCACCTGTTCCTTGAACGGCTTCCGAAAGCTCGTGGCAAGATCAGCCATCGCCGTCCTCGGTCATCAGGCGCCCCGCAAGATCGCCCGCAATGAAGGCTTGCGCCAGGACCTCCGCCAGCGCCTCCTGCGAAACCGCCGGATAAGCCCCCAGCAGCATCTCGCGGAGCTCCGCCAGGCTCTCGGCCGAGCCCATCATCGCCTCGATCTGCCGCAGCATCGCCTCGATCTCGGGCGTGGCCTCCTCGGCCAGCTGATCGACCGCGATGTCGAGAGGCGCTGTGCCGCCCGCTGAGTGGCCTCTCTCGTCGTCACGGCCCACCGCCGCCGAAAGAGCGGCAAGGGTATTCAATGGGTATTTAACGGCGCTCTCAGGAGGGTTTCCGTCCCCTGCCCCCGGTTGACCCGGCGCCTGCGGCGCATTCTGCCCCCCGGGACGCAGGATTTTGGCCCCTTCGGAGGGCCGGCGCAGGCCGAGCTTGGCATAGACATCGTCCTCTGCCACGGCCAACCCGCGATCCACGGCCTCCCCCACGGTCTGCATCCACTTGGCAAGGTCCTCAGCCTCGGGCCGGGCGATGACGATCCGGGGGTAGCGGCCATGCCCGCGATAGTTCAGATCCACCCAGGGCCGCACCAGGTCGCGGTTGAGCGCGCCGGAGAGCGCCTTGGCATCCGCCCGCTCGATGTCCTCCTGCACCATCCGGTGCTCCTTGCCGGACCCCAGCCCGCCGACCTCGGCGTCGGTGGTCGCGGTCTGGCCCAGCACCGCCTTCGAGACCTGCTTGTCCAGCCAGTCGGCCCGGCTCTCGTAGAGATCCACCGAGGCGCCGACATTGCCGGTTTCCACGAACTCGATCTCCATGCCTTCGGGCATGATCGCGGCGCAATCGCCAGCGATGTTCGCCACCGCCCGGAACAGCGTGTTTCGGTCCTTCTCGGAAGCTCCCACCGGATACCTGCCCACGCGCAGCGGCTGGCCATAGGTCTGGGTGAAGATCGCCCAGTCCCGCAGCGTGTACATCTTGAAGAGATAGGCCCAGGTCACGGCCCTGCAGATCCCAGACCGGGGCGTGATCCCGCTCTTGGCCCGGATCCGGGGATGGATGAACTTGTAGGCCGGCAGCGGTTCGTCCTGGCCGTTCTCACCGATCAGGATTGGCGTCTTCAGATCGCGGCGGTCGAACCGAAACCAGCGCGGGTCCCGGGCCTCCAAACGCACCGGCCAGAACTGACCGGCGCTTTGCTCCCAGATGATCTCCGTGAAGGAATAGCCCTTGCCGATGCTGTCGAGGATGTCGAAGAGTTCCTCCTCCAGCTCATCGCGCAGGAGCCAGGTGCGTAGATCTTCGGCGATCCGCTTGTCGGTCACCTCCGAGCTGGCGTCCTCGACCGTGATGTCGAGCTGGGTGACAGACCGCTTCCGCGTGCCAAGCACCCCGACATAGTGCAGGTCGCGCTCCTCCATCGCCTCGGCCAGCTCCAGCTGGCGTTCGGGATGCCCCCCGTCCGCTTCGCGCAGGATGTTCGCCAGGCGGCGCGGATCGAGCCCGTCACCGGGATAGCCGGTGAGCGGCGAACGGACGCCGGTCAGGGAGGGGCCTGCCACCTCGCGCGTCAACTCGCGCCGACGGACCGGGCGGCCCCATTGATCGACCAGTTGGGTCATAGGTCACTCCTTTGCGGGTGGATCGGCGGAGAGCGGGAAATTCGAGATCAGCAGCTCGCCCCTGCCGGTCTGGGCTGCGCCCCTGGCGACGGAATATGTTGTCCGGACCGGCGCCAGCTCGGCCCAGTCGAAGATCTCGCGCACCTCGGGCACGTCGTTGATCGACAGGAGAAACCGCCCCCTGGCGTGGCGGAGCTGATCGGCCAGGTCACCAAAGCGTTCGCGCGTGAAGGCGTGTTTGCCATAGTCGCCTTCACTGCCCCAGTAGGGCGGATCGAGGTAAAAGAGCGTCCCCTCGCGGTCGATCCGCCTGATGAACTCCGCGAAGTCCAGGCAGGTCACCGTGACCCCGGCAAGGCGCTCGTGCAGGGCTTCGAGGTCCGGCTCCAGCGTGGTCAGGTTGAACCGGGCGGGACGGTCGGTTGAAAGGCCGAAGTTCCGCCCGCTGACCTTGCCGCCGAAGGCGCAGCGCTGCAGGAAGAGGAACCGTGCAGCGCGCTGCATGTCGGTCAGGGTGTCCGGATCGACGGCGATCAGCCGTTCAAACCCTGCCTGTGTCGTGATCTGGAACCGCAGAAGGTCCAGGAAGGCGACGTAGTGTTCCTGGAGCACGCGGAAGAGCGTGTAGACCTCGCGGCTGAAGTCGTTGATGAATTCTGCCCGCACAGCCCGCCGACGGCGCAGGAAGATCCCCCCCATGCCGATGAATGGCTCGGCATAGGTGGTGTGCGGGGTGGCGTCGATGATCGCGCAGATCCGTTTCGCCAGGTTGCGCTTGCCGCCCAGGTAGGGGGCGATGGGGCGCGCCTGGCGCATTTCTGGATCGCTCATGTCGGTTAACCTTCTCTTTACCGCTTGCCGTGCAGGGTCTGCATCGGGCGGCCGGACGGTTGTGACGGTCGGCGGGGTGGCATAGCTGGCTCCCCGTGTCGGGAGCATTGGTACTGCTCCCGGCCCCTTTGGGCCTTTTGTCAGCGCGGGCATCAGAAGATCCCCCCGCGCAGGCGCGCGCCCAGCGGCTGGCGCCACCAGGGCCGTTCGGTATCCCTGTCCTCGGGACCGTCCCGGCGTTCTGTCACCGGATGGTAGGCGATCTCGGTGCCGGTCTGCCGGCTGGCGTACCAGGCAAGCGCCCCGGCCACGGCGCTGTCGCCGTGACGATCCAGCCCGTCCGAACCCTTGAAGCGGAAGTCGCGCGGCACGCGGATGATGCCGTCCACGAACTGCAGCGCCTGGTGATCCGCCAGCACGTCAGCGTGCTTGGGCAGTTCGATGGTGCGGTCGGTGAAGGCCTCGATGTAGGAGGGCATCTCGGAGGCGTACCATTCGCGACTGAAGCTCACCTCCTCGATCCGGCTGCCGTAGCGCATGGCCGCCTCCTCGGCGAGGTAGGCGCCGTTGCCGGTCTTGTCGACGGCCCCCTTCATGAAGCGGGGCAAACGGTCGGCGATGTAGAAGAAGACCTGCTTCTGCTGGCCAAAGGGGATGTTGCGCATCTCGACAATCAGCCTGCAGCGCTGGCGCAGGTCCTCGCCCTCTTCCAGGATCACGATGTCGGTGGCGTCGCCGGACCGGGCAAAGTCCTCGCCCAGGTTGTGCCGCCGCTTCGGGTCCAGGCTGTCGAGGGCCGGCTTCAGATGCTCCTCGCACCAGGCCAAGGTCTCGGCCTTGCGCTGTTCCTCCGGTGCGTTCTTGAAGGCGTCCGGCTGGTGCCAGCGGTGGAAAGGCGCGCCTTCGACCAGGCAGGCCTCGATCTGCACCCGGGTCAGCGCGGCGCCGGCCATCTCCGAGGGGATCGCGTCCAGCTCCTGCTTCATCGCGGCGTCGCGCGCGCCGTAGGAGCTGCGGATCTGCGCCTCCCAGGCGTCCTGTGCCTTCTGCGACCAGGTCTCGCCCTTCATCAGGCAAACCCGCTTGAAGAGACCGTTCCGCACCGCGTCGCCGAAAGTGCAGGTGTGGACCTTGAAGCCGTTCTTGCCCGCAAGCGCTTCGCGGATCAGCTCGTTGAACGGGTTCAGGTGCCCGTTGTGGGTCGAGATCACCCGCACCTTGCCGCCCCAGATCAGCAGGGCGTTCACCGCATCGATAACCTCGCGCACGTCGCGGTGGAACGCCGCTTCGTCGATGACCACAATGCCCTGAAGGCCGCGGATGTTGGCAGGGTTCGACGACAGCGCCTCGACACGGAACCCGGAGGCAAAGCGCACGCGGTAGGCCGCGATCTGCTTGGTCGTGCCATCGGGCTGCTGGTCCTCGAAGAGGAATTCCTCGACCTGCCCCAGTTCACCGGCCACCACCTTGGCGAAGTGCGCGACATAGCCGATGGCCTCGCGGCCCTTGTCCTTGGTGTCGCCGATGTAGAAGCAGTTCTGCCCGCCCGCATCGCGCGAGGCGGCGGCGATCAGCGTATCGTCTAGCATCTCGGCAAAGGTGATCCCCGTCCTGCGCCCCTTCCTGCAGATCTTCAGATCCGACAAATCCTCCAGCCAGGTCTTCTGGTGCTCCATGAGGATGCCATCGGCAAGCGGGTCGAGATCCGCCGGGATGTCCCCGCCGCGCGGTAGATCGGCGGGGAGTTCCTCGGGATTGCGGGAGAGGACAGGCTGCGTCATGGCGGTCACTTCTTCGACGGTGTCGCCTCGGCCGGGAGGACCTGCCCTGGCAGCCCCGGGCGCCGAGGCCTGAGCGAGACCAGGTAGGGTTCTCCCCGCCACCAGCGCACCTTGGCGGCATCGCCGAGGTGGGTGACAAAGACCTCGCGGCGACCGAGGCACCAGGCCAGTGCGGCCCGCCATTTCGGCCCCTTGCGCCAGTGGTGGTCACCGACCAGGAGGATCGCATTGACCTGGGCGCGCGACCGGCTCACGACCGCAGCCCCAGCACGCCCTTGCGCAGGCGGTCGAGCATCTCGGCCGAGAGCCCGGCCTCGGTGGCCGTGGTCTCCAGCGCCTCGTCCATCTCCGCCTGTGCCGCCTCACGCGCCTCCCGCGCGACGCGGGCGCGTTCATCGGCCAGCAGCTTCTCGCGCATGCCCGAACTGCTCATGAGATCTTTGAGCATCCGGCCCAGGCTCATCAGCTCTTTCGGGTCGAGGTTCTCGCCTTTGTCACGCACCTCCCGGATCAGATGCACCGCGCTGGTGGCGATCATCTGCATCAGCACTTTGTGCAGCTCACCCTCGGCCTCGATGTCGAGATCCGACAGCAGGGTCTCGGCGATGGCGAAGGCTTCGCGCTGATCCTTCAGCGCCTTGGAAAAATCGCCGACGGCCGTCTTGCCCACCGACAATTCAAGACCCGCCTCCTGCAGACGGAAGTTCAGCGCCTCGGTGACATCGACGATGTCGGCGAAGCCCCGGTCGCGCAGTTCCTCGGCCAGCCAGCGGCGCAGCTCCTCCGGGATCAGGTCCAGCTTCTTGGGCGGCGGCATGTCAGCTCCCCGGCCGGGGGCGCTGGACGCCGGGATGCTTGGCAATGCCCTGGGCAATCTCGACGCCGCGCGTGGTGGCCGTGGCAACGATGAACCCGCCCGCCAGCTCCTCGGTGGTCAGCATGCCCTGTTCGGCCAGCCAACTCAGCTCGGTCACCACCTGGTCGCGCGAATAGGTGATCCCGAAGCGCGGCAGGAGATCGGTCATGATCGAGACGTTGGAGGTGTAGCGCGGCGCGTCCTCCAGCATCCGCAGGATCGCCAGGCGGGCGTGTTGCTGCAGTTCTTCGGCGTAGCTCATGGCCTGTTCCTGTCGTTCAGAAGATGGTCCTCATGGCGGCTGACGATGGTTTCCAGCCGCTGCATGATCTTGGCGTTGCCCTCCATCACGGCCTCCATTCGACCCAAAGATCCGGTCATCTCGGCGATGCTCAACTGGATGTTGTGGACGTCATCCTTGGACGGCAGGCCGCTGACAGTCTGCTCCAGCCGCGCAATCCGGATCTCGTGCCGGTCCATACGGTCGGACCCGGCCTTGAACCGTTCATCGACCTCGGATCGGCGGGTGCGGATCACCGCCACGATCATGGCGGCGAAAGAAAGCAGGATCGGGATAGCCTTCAGGGCCATGTCGAGAAGATCGGAAGCAGTCACAAAGTCGGTCCTTTCTGGATCACTTCGACGCCCGCCAGGCATCGAGGGCGGGATTGTCGGAAAGCACGGGATCGGAGGCTTGGGGCGCCTTGCCAGCTTCCAGCGCATCCAGGCTTGCGCGGCTCTTCAGGACGGCTTGCGTCTGGGTCAGGAGGCCCGCCACGTCGCGCTGGAAGTCGAGGCCCTTCACCTGCTGGCGCCCTCCGAAAAAGAAGGTGACGATCACCAGGATCACCGCCCAGACGCTCTGCGGGATCACGGCCCAGGCGGCAAAGACCTGCGCCATGAAGACCGGGTCATAGGGGGTCCAGACCAGCACCCAGAGCGCCCAGAGGGCCAGCAACGGACGCGGCAGACGGTTGAGCCCGTCGATCAGGCTGTCCCACCAGGTGCGGCGCGTCCGCTGGCAGAATTCGGCGGCGAACTGTTCCAGCGCCGCACTGTCCAGGTCATGGCCGCGTTTCGACGCGGCCTCTGCGTTGACCCGGAACACCTCGGCCATCTCGCGCACCGCGTTGCGGTCACCACCGAAGAGCGTGGAGAGGATCTGCCCGATCAACCCCATGCCGCCACCCGCGCCTGAAACTGCGCATCGGTCATGTGGTACTCGGGCGAGATGAACTCCTCGGCGCGCTTGATCCAGCCGCCCTTGCCACCCGCCCGGGTGCGGGCGTACTTGCGGCTGGCCGGGCGCCGGTCGGCGATGCGGAAGTAGAAGTTGCGCCGCTCGATCCCGTAGGCATCGACCAGGAACGCCCCGGCCCGCTCCCAGGCCCGGTTCGCGGCGGCGATGGTCCGGGGACCGATCACGCCATCGATGGCGATCTCTGGCGGGGCCATTTCACAGAGCAGACGCTGGAGGATCTTCACCGCGTTGGCGCCGGCGTTGACATACATATCGAAGACGGTTGCCTGCAGCGCCTCGGGCAGCTCATCGATGCGCGGCCCGAAGAAGTATCGCTCCTCAAAGATCGTGACGGCATGCTCCCGCGAGAGCGTGCGCACGTCCAAGACGTCGATGTCGCCGTCGCCGTCCAGATCCCCCCAGGGGATGTTGCGCAGCGTGTGGATCGTGACGCCGTACTTGGTTGCGCCGCCCGGATCGTCGGGATCGTTCACGAACCCGCCCTCGCGGGCGACGATCTCCTCGGCCATCCGGCGCACATCATGTTTCCTGGACATCTGATACCCCCGTTGAACGGGGTCAGAATGCCGGGTTGAAACGGCTGTTTACGTTGGCAAGGTTGTCGTCAGAAGAGGGACAGCTGGTCCGGATCCGTCGGAGGCTGCAGCGCACGCGTCTCGCTGAGAGTGCGCTTGACGTTGGTATAGCTGGTCTTCAGGGCACGACAGATCTGCGACATCGACAGGCCTTCGGCATGCAATGCCCGGATCAGCCAGTTCTTCGGCATCGGGATCGTGACCCTGTTCGAGGGCATGCGCCCGCTCAGCTCCCGCAGCTTTTCCGCGCCGATCAGCTGCTCGGCCGCACTGCGGCCACGGGGATCGTCCGGGAAATAGAGAGGCGAGCCACCGAACATGACCAGGAAGCTGACCGCCATGCGCGGCCCCAGGACCTCGATATAGGGATCCAGGTGCGCCGGGTGGCGCGGATATGCCACCGGCTCGGTCATTCGATGTCGCGTTTCCGGGGCGGGCCGCTGTGGCCCTTCTCGGGGCGGTTCCGCTCGAAACAAGTGGTGACATTGCCGTTCTGGCTCAGGCGGAACGAGATGCCCTCGATGTTCACCGCGCACATGCCCTCGAAGCCCTCGCAGGCGGCGTCGATCCGCGCGCCGAGCTCGCGCCGGACAGCTTCGATGTCGATGCCCTGCACCCGCTCCAGGTAGCGCAGGACGGCATGATCGGTGACCCTGTGGCGCGGCTTCTTCATTTGCCGATCCTCGACCAGTCGAAATCGATCTTTGCCCGCTTCCCCCACTGGATCAGCGCTTGCAGCACCGCGTCGATCTTGTCGTGATCGCGCAGCCCGTCGATGTCGGCCGGGACAAAGCCCCAGGCTTCGCCGAAGCGCTTCTGGATGAACTTGTTCAGCCCCTGCCGTGTCGGGTCCTTCAGTTCGCCTGCGTGACCCAGCTTGGCCCAGAGGACATGCACCAGGCGCAGGTCCGCGCGGGGCGCCTTGGGGCGCTTGCCCGAAGATGGCCGGAACCCGCGCGCCTTCAACTCGTCCAGGATGCGCTTGCGCTCATCGTCGGACATGTCGGAGAGGCTCGCCTTGCCCACCAGGCGCAACTGCAAATCGTGCCGGGTGTCCGCGTCGATCCCGAGCTGGCGGCAACCGACGTGGATGGTGCGGATCATATTGGCGGTCATGAAAGTAACCCCGTGTTAACTCGGTTGGCGGAAAGTCATCGGATGGTGTTCAAGATCATGATCCAGGCAGATCGCGACCTGCCCGACAGGCGGTAGGGCTACGCGCGCGCAGACACCGAGGCCGAGGCCCTGGCAATGAGCGGGGCCACCATCGCGATTGCCCAACCCGGAAAGCTCTGGCCCGGCGGACCCGACGAGACCTTCTACTGGAACATGTGACCTGACAAAGGTCCGGCGCACCACCCGCTCCCTCACGCCTTGGCCAGGTCGATGGTGATGGCTTCCCAGGGCGCCTCGCCGTGGTCGCGCTGGTAGCAGCGGACATAGGTCTTGGAGCCGACGACGCGCATGGCGTCCTTGATTGCCTCCATCGCCTTCTTCCAACGCTCGTCCGCGATCTCCAGGCGCAGCAGCATGAAGATCTCGGCGCGGTTGATCTGACCCGCCTTGTCGGTGTTGAAGGCGCGGGTCACGACAGCGCGCAGTTCGTCGCCTGCATCCGCGGCCCATTCGTTCAGGCACTCGTCGATCAGGTCTTTCGCGATCTGCAGCTCGGGGCCGAAGTCGATCTGGTCGGCCACCTGGACCTGGACCTTCATGCACCCGTCGAAGCTCATGAAGGTCTTGTTGCCTTTCGCACCGCCGCGCGTCTCACCGTACTCCTGAGCCAGCAGCGCCTCGAAGCCCGAGAGATCCTCGAAGGTGTGGTTCTTGAACCGGCTGACCTGGCAACTCAGCTCCCTGGCATAGCCGATCACCTTGCGGACCACCTCGTCCTGCAGCTGGTCCTGGGCCTTGACGGTCGAGAGCGGCTGCAACCGCCCCTTCGCGTCCTTCATGTGCGGGGTCCCATCGACGTCGATGACGCCGGGTTTGCTCTGCTCGGTCATGGGGGTGTCAGGCATTCCCGTTCTCCTTGTTCATGGGGCAGCGATTGCAGGCGCGGAACATCTGGACCGCGCGGGTGTTGCGCGACGAGAAGGCGGTCGAACGCCCGCGCCAGTCGCGGCAGACTTTCTTGTCGATCTCGCCCAGGACCGGGCAGACCAGCGTCTCGCCCATCAGGGCGCCGCGCACCCTCTCCTCGACCGCCGCCATGTCGCCCGTGTAGGTCCGGGAGAGGACGGTCGAGACCAGGGAGGCACTGCGCCCGATCCGGCGCGCCGCCTTGTTCTGGCTGGTGCGGTCGCATTCCTGGGCCAGTTCGCGGATCCAGGTCGGCAACTCCGGCCCCCAGCCGATGCGGGCTTTCTCCAGCGCGCTCATGATGTCCCACCGTTCAACGGCTGGAACTCGCCCTCGTTCGGGTCCATCAAGCCCTTGACCCGGCGCACCACGGGGGCCTGCGGGCCGGTGTTGCGGATCAACTGGTAGCGCGGCTGACGCCTGCCCGGGATCGCGGTCTCGCGCACCTTCAGGTAGCCCGCCGCCAGCAGCGACCGGCAGTAGGAGCGGGCCTTCTCGACTGTGACCTCGACACCGCCCGCGTTGGCGTGCGCCGCCAGGTCGGTCGGGGTGAAGTTCGGCATGCGGCGCATGGCGCGCCACATGTTTCCCTCGGGCGTCGGATCGGCCTTGACCGACGGCACAACCGGGATCGCCCGGGCAGCGTTGACGTAGATCTTGCGATGGCCGTCCTTGCGGGACACCCGGATCCACCCCAGGCGCGCCCAGCGGCGCATGAACTTCTGCGCGGTCTCGGCGCACATATTCATCTCTTCGAGGTCCTTCCAATGGAACTCGGCCAGCCCTTCGACCTTACGCCAGGCATCGCGCTCCATCGGGCTGCGAAAGTCCTGGCTCATGCCGCCCCCCGCTTGCGCTGGTTGACCAACTGGGCGCTGATCGCGCCGCCGATCCCGTGGAGCTTCACCAGCGACAGGAAGTCGGTGTCGACCTGGCGTTGCCCCCGCCGTCGCGCCGCCTCACGGATCCTCTCGAAGTTGACGCTCAGCTTGCGCGCGCTGCCATCGGTCAGGCGTAGCAACTCGTCGAGGACGTCGGGCGAGACCTCGACCCCGGCGCAGTAGATGCGCGCCAGGTGGCCAGCATCGGCCGCGTTGCAGGGCAAGGTCTCGGTGCTGACCAGGACACGGTCGTAGATGTTCGGCCACTTGGTCAGATTCGCCTCGAAGTCCGGCTCCCCCACGAAGATCAGCGGCGTGAAACAGCCCTCGTAGATGTCGCGGGCCACGTCCATCATGCCGGACTTCATGAGGTACTGCGCGTCGTCGATGATCAGCGGCCGGTCGGAGAGCGCCAGGGCGCGGCTGATCGCGTCGGCCTTGCGGGGCAGCGTGCCGCGCACCCCCTTCATCTCCAGCTCCTCCAGCAGCACGTCGGCCATGTGCTGGCGGGTCCAGGTGCTCTTGGCCTGCACGATATGCGCGTCGTACTCGTTCGCGGCCAGGGTCGTTGCCGAGGTCTTCCCCGCGCCATGCCGCCCGAAGAATACGCCGATCCCCGGAAGGGTGACGCTGCGGTGCTGCAGCTGGTCGACCATTTCCAGCAGGGCCGCGACATTACGGAGGGGGGCCAGATCGCCTTGCATGTTCTGCTCCTTTTTCATTCGTTGTTCTTGCCCAACGCCCGGTGCATCCGCACACGGGAGCGGTATTCCGAGGTGGTCTGGTACTGGGCGAGCCAGTCAGCCTGCTCGGGCGTCATGGGCTGGCCGTCGTCCTGCATCTGCTCCAGCTCCAGCGCCCGCGCGAAATCCTCCTCCGGATCTCGCTCGTCCGGTTTCGGGGAGGCGCGGCGCTGTTCCAGCTTCGTGACCCGGGCCGTCAGGCGCTCTTCCTCCTCGGGAACCTCGGCCCTGCGTCGCCCGCCCTTGGGCGCGGCCGGATGGATCTTCGGCAGGCGGATCACACCCGCATCCGGCAGACCGTCGCCCGGCGTATCCTCTCGCGCCGCCGCAAGCCGCTTGGACGCGGCCGCATCCGTCATCTTCTTCTCGATCCGGGCCTGTTCCCGCGTCAGGCGCTTGAACGCCTTCTTGTCGCGGTTGTGTTCCTTGGCATCCGCCACCGAGAGGAACCCACCCGCACGTTTGACCGGCGCCTCACCCAGGAAGGTGCCATCCATCTGGTAGACCAGCAGCCCGGCATGCAGATCATCCGGGTCGAACCGAACGGTGACGTCCTTGCCCGCGATCTGCCACATCCACTCGGCCCAGTAGCGCGAGCCGTAGATCGAGACCTCGCCATTCTTGCGATCCGCCCGGACACCCTCGGCCCGCATCAGCCAGAGGCGTTGCTGTTCCTCGGTTGCCTTGGTGATTGGTGAGGCCGCGTAGCTCTCATTGAACACCTCGTCGAAGGACCGTTGATTGGCCACTTCCGACCGCCGTCCCCGCCGGGCGTTATGCGCCGCGATCTCGCGTTCCAGGACCGCGCGGAAGTCCTCCAGCGGGATCGCCCGTGCGCCGTGGTTCTCGGGCTTCTCGACCGTGTTGCGCCCGGTGTAGGCCCCGACGAAGGCCGGGTTCTTGGCGACGCGGTCGCAAAGGTCGCGAAAGGCGCGCTCGATGGGTTTCGCCTGGCCCCAGCCCGGCGTCGCGAAATGCAGCTCGATCCCCAGGAGCGGGAAGAGGCCCAGGACCTCGCCCTGCACCAGCTTGAAGCGCTTCCGATGCTCGGTCTGGCCGGTCATCACCTTGTTGACGAACTCGTGCCCGTTATCCATCAGGCAGTGCTGCGGGATGCCGTAGCGGCGGACCAGGTCACCAAAGGCGAGCTGGACCGTGTGCCCGTTCGCCGTCTCCGACAGGCGGTAGGCCAGGAACTTGCCGCTGTAGATGTCCGAGATCGCGATCATCTGGATCCGGCCCGGCTTCTCGCGGTCCGGGAATTGGATGAAGACGTCGAACTTGTGATAGTCGGTCTGCACCGCCTCCATCGCGTGCATGTAGGTCTTGTCGCGGGTCTGGTGCGGGAAGTAGCGGCTCAGTGCATGGGCGCCTTTGCGCAGGTAGACCTGCACATGTTCGGGCACGGTTTCGGCTATGGTGCGGCGCACCTTCCAGAGCGGTGCAACCGGAATGCCTTCCGTCTGCGCAACTTCCTCGGCCCAGTCATAGGCCGCTGTCAAAGGCGGCTGCGATTTGGTCAGGAAGTAGGTCTTCACCAGGTCGAGGAACGCGTCATCCAGCGGCGTCTGCGCCTTGCGCCCCTTGCCTGACGCGGGCGCCAGGTAGGGCAGCCGATCCTCGGGCGCGATGCCCTCGACCAGGGCCAGCCAGTTCCAGAGCGTCTTTTCCGACTTGCCGGTCTGCCGGGCCACGGCGCGCACCGCCTCGGTGCGGGTCATGCCCGCGCGTTCCAGCGCATTGACCTCGCGCAGCGCCGTAAGGCGCGTCTCGGCGGTGGCCTTGGCCTTCGCCTTCAGCTTGTCGAACTCCGCCCAGGCCTGGTCGCGGGACCGCCTGGGCACCTCCTGGGCCGCGTCATGCAGTCCATGCATCTTGCTCAGCGCAACCTTGGCCCGGGTCGGGAACAGGCTGACATGGTATTCGAGGCCCCCGCCCTTGCCCTTGCGGCGGCGCACCTTGCCCGGCTGGCTGGCCCAGCCGTGACGACGGGCGAGATCATTCACGCGCCGCTTGGTCGTGGGCATGTCGGGCAGCCGTGCTTCGGCAATCTCGGCGGCGGTCCACCAGGTCTGGGCGGGGGCGGTCGTCATTCGGAGAGCCCCTTGTCCATTTCGTCCAGAAGCGACCAAACCTCGGTGCCATGCTCCTCCAGGAACCGACGGCGCGCGACCTTGTTGGCGCGCTTCCAGGCATCGGCCAGCCTGCTATGGGCCGCGTCGGTGGTCTCCTTGGGCACCGGCCCTTCGCCGCGCGCCGCCCTCACCCGGCGCACAGCGTCCGCCGCGCTCTTGGCCTCGCCCTTCGACATGAGATCGACCACGTCGTAACGCGTAACCGGATCGGCGATCTTTCCCAATTGCATCAGGTCGACGACACCGACCGGCTTGGGCGCCTTGCGAAGATCACCGACCTCTTTCGCGCCCAAGGCCTGACCCGCTCTAATGAAATTGCGAACGTGTCTTGGCGTCACCCCCATCTGCTCGGCAATCGCTTCGGCGAACGATACGACGGAAATCGTTTCCGCCGTATCCCAGCGCTTGGCCACGAGGCCTGCCCCGATCTGAGCCTTGGCCTCTGGGTGCATTCTCTCATAGACCTCCTTGCGACGCGCCAGGAAGACAGCCGTATCCAGGGCCGACAGCTCGGCCCCTGCCAAGTTGTCATCAATCTCCATCAGCTGGGCGAAGTCGTCGGTACAGTTCCAGCAAGTGACCTTGATCGTCTCGTAGCCGTCGACCCCTTCGTCGCGCAGCTCGCGCGCGGCAGTCAGTCGGTGTCCGCCCGCCAAAAGGACGATCTTGCCGCCCTTCTTCAGTTTGCGGACATGGATCGGGTCCTTGATCACGCCCAGTTCGCGGATCGAGGTCTTGAGCGCTTCGACCCCGGCGACGCTGACCGGCCGCAGGCGGTTGCCCATGTCGATCTCGTCAACCGACAGTTCGGTGATCGTGGTGAGGATCTTACCCATCGGCGCGCGGCCCTTTCGTCATCTTGTAGTACCAGCGGGGCTCGCCATTCGGCCCGTCACTGCGGCGGGTGCAGTCGATCTTCGCGCCTATGCAGCGCAGCTCGGAGATGATCGCGCTGACGGCGGGCGCCTTGGCCCGTGTCATGATCTCCAGCGTGGAATGCTCGCGCTTGTCGCTCAGCACCTTGAGGACACGCTGCAGCCGCGCGGACTTGATCGAGGCATGGTTCATGCAGACAGCCCCTGGCGGCGGTCAAAGGGATCGGCACCGCGCCGACACCCGTTGCACATGCGGTTGTGCGGTCCTTCGCTGATGAAGAGCTCGCTGCAGCACAGGCAGGGGCGGCAGCGGCGACCCGCGTCGTGGTTCAACTGCTTACAGCGCTCATCGGCAACATCGCGCGAACTGACCTGGTTGGTGACCTTCTTGCGCGTCCGGCGGTCGAACACCGCCCAGCCGTAACCGGTCTTCTTTACTTCGAACGGATCAGACATGGCGCCGCTCCCGTGCATAGCTGGTGGCGCTGGCCACCAGGGCCTCGATGGCGATCAGCGTGCCGCTGGCCTCCAAGGCGTTCAGCCGGTCGATGGCGTCGCGTTCCAGCGCCAGGGCATCCCCGATGTGTTGGCCAGCCGTATCAATCTGGCCCAGGCGTTGAGCCGTGGAGGCGAGGCGGCGATGGGCGCGAGCCTGTGCCATCAGACAGCGCAGGTCGCACAGGTTTTTCCGGGTTTCAGGGGGCATTGAACGCTCCTTCAAACGGGCAGGAACAGGGGGGCAAACAAAGCGCCGATCAGCAATATCGCGATGCAGACACCGGCGATCCCCTCGCCGATCCAGCTGTCACTCATCCACCGTTCAGCGCGGACGATCCGGTCCCACGCCGCACGCCACCGGGAGGAGCTGGCGGCACGCGGCGCGGGGGACTGCGGCACCTGGGCGCCACAGGATCCGGACAGGCCCATCTGCTCGTGAGTGGTGGCCTTGCCTGTGCCAGGCCCGCCCGGTGTTTCGAGGTCAAAGAAAGCGTCCCGGAGCGCCTCGGCATGGTCGCGCAGATGCGTGACCGTGTAGGCCAGTTCGGGGTGATAGCGGGGATCGAGCACCGTCTCGATCAACGTGGCGCCCAGAGCGATCCGCTCGCGGTCGGTGAGGCCCGCGCCCGCCATATGCGCGCGCAGGACAACGTCGGCACGGGTCAGCATCAGGCAACTCCCCGACTGTCGATCTTGGCGTCGGGACGCTCGATGTCCGCAGGCCATTCCAGGTCGGACGGCCAGCGCTGGGACAAAAGCCCCAACGCTTTTTCATAGGTGTCCGAACGCGGGTGACCGCCATTTTCCAGCCTGTGGAAGAAGTCACCCTTTCCGAACAATCGCATCGAGATCGCCCAATGCGTGACGCCTTCATGCGCCGACAGTTCGGTCGCGAGGCGGATCAATTTTTGACGTGCGCTGCTCATGCTTGCACATTGGCCCAATAGGGCTAGACACGTCAAGCCCTATTGGGCTACACAAATTGCATTCTTTAATTTTTAGCCCAACTGGGCTAGCCGAATGTTATGGATGAAGTAATTCGAGCGATAGAAGCCGCTCTAGAGCGGCACAGCATGTCTGCTTCAGCCGCTTCCCAGAAGGCGGTTGGCAATCCGTCGTTTATCAAAAACCTCAAGAACAGAAGGTCGGAACAAGGCCGGCCCCACGCTATAGAAAGCCTACAAGCTCTCGCTGAAGTACTGGGGCTGGAATTTTACATTGGCCCGCCTCGGGCAACAGAATCGACAGCCGAACTAGACGGCGAACGCTTTGCCACTATCGCGCGTTACGAGGCCAGCGCCGCCGCCGGACACGGCGTGGTCAACCTCGATGCCCCGCCAAAGGATCACCTCGCGGTTCCGCGCGACTGGCTGATCGAAACCGGCATCCGGCCCGACCGCTGTATCCTGATCACCGCACGCGGTGACAGCATGGCGCCCGCGATCTCCAACGGTGACCTGGTCATGATCGACCGGCACCGGAAAGAGATCACCGCGGGTAAACTCTACGTCTACAACGACCCGGACAACGGCACACGGGTCAAGCGCCTGGAGCTCATTCCAGGCGCCGCGACGATCATCGCCCGCAGCGACAACCCCGATCAAAAACGCTATCCACCCGAGTACCATACCGGCCCCGCCATGAACGCGATCTCACAGAACATCTTGGGCGAGGTTGTGTGGTCCGGGCATTTGTGGAGGTAGGAGTCAACCGGCCCAAACCTGCCGTTCGTTCGGTGTCCATCGCCGCAAAGCGGCTTCCCGAAACCGGCTTTTGGTGACATCACGCAGCAACATCTGATGGGCCAGAGGCAGCAATGCGGGACGAAGCGGACGGATGAGCGTTTGTTTGGAGCCGAGAAAATCTGTGCTATCCTGGAGTCATCTGGCCCGAGGGGAACGCAGATGGCAAAAACAGCTCTCATTACCGGGGCCTCCAGTGGGATCGGCCGTGGCGCAGCCCTGAAACTCGGTTCCGAAGGCTGGCACATTCTCGCACATGGGCGCCGTGAAGACGCCCTTCGGGAAACCGAGGAGTTGGTCAGAGTGGCGGGGGGCACCTGCGAGACATTCGCGGCTGAAATGGGCGACATGGATGCAGTGGCGGCTATGGCTGAACGTGCCACGGCACCTGGTCGGCTTGACGCCCTCATCCACTGTGCCGCCAAGTTCACCTATGGCGCCGTTTCAACGGACCGATTTGCTGATTGGGATCTTTCAATTGACCAAGTTCTGAGGGCCACGATCCGATTGACGGCCCATGTTCTTCCCGCGATACGGGAGGCGGAAGGCGCGTTCGTCTATATTTGCGGACCAACGTCGTGGCTTGGCTGGAAGAACCATGCCATTCACTGTGCCCTCCGGCATGCGCAGGCGGGATTTGCCAAGGCGCTGTTCGAGGATGTTCGGGAGGACGGGGTGCGGGTGACCCTTGTTCATCCGGGCTTTGTGAACACGCCCACGGTCAAGGACGACGGAAAGGACCGCTCCCGCATGATCCAGCTCGATGATATCTCGACGATGATCGCGACGGCGATAGCGTTGCCGAACACGACCTGCGTCACGGAGCTCACTCTACGCCCGCAGCGGTCGCCCTATATCTGACGTTGTCAGCGACAGCCACTTGGTGTCCCTTGACCGATCGTCTAGACCTGTGAAGCGGCCGCCGGGGGCTCGAAGTGGCCATGCGGCGGCGCGGCGACCAGGACTACTACTTCGCCCAAGGCGTCCGTCGCTTCCGGCCCTCTCCGGACATTCGCCGAGCAAGCTATCGCTGCATGGCAGCTTCCCCGAAGCGGCCATCCAAGGCATCGCGCAGCATTATCCAACCGGCCAATGTCCGCAGCGCGGACAAACCTGCCTTTTGTCACTTGTGGACCAAGGTCTGCTTCGCTTCCACTGCGTACGTGGCCGTCATTTCGGCCTTGCACTAAGCTGTTGTAGACATTGGCCTCTCCAAATAGGTAACGTCTGACTGTGGACTTCGCTTCCAGAAGGAGTGTCCCAGCATGATGTCGGTCGATCCGTTTTCCACAGTCAAAGAGTTGTCTTTTGCACTGGCTGAAGGTTGCTTTACCGCTGAAACCCTTGTTCACGAAACGATTGGGCGGATTGCGCGCCTGGATCCCAAACTTGGAGCCTTCATTCGACTGACAGAGTCCCGGGCGCTCTTGGAGGCGAAGGAATCCGACGCCCGTAGAGCCAGAGGACAAAGTCGTGGACCACTCGACGGTATTCCGTACGCTGTCAAGGACATCTTCGATGTTGCGAATGAACCAACTTTGGCTGGATCCAAGCTCCTCAACGAACACTTTGCCGCCACAGACTGCACGGCTGTGAGGCGCCTCTCCGAAGCGGGCATGGTGCTCGTCGGCAAGACACATACCGTCCAATTTGCCTTTCACATCAACGGGACGAACCGAGATTTTGGAACGCCCCACAACCCGTGGGCCGCAGAGCACCATCTGCCAGGTGGATCCAGTAGTGGCTCCGCGGTGGCCGTGGCGGCAGGACTGGTTCCAGTTGCTCTCGGCAGCGACACCGGAGGGTCAATCCGCGTGCCCGCCGCATTGTGCGGTGTTGTCGGCCTCAAGCCTTCGACTGGCCGGCTTGGGCGTGGCGGGGTTCGGCCTCTTTCCTGGAGCCTTGACGCAATTGGTCCGATCACCCGCTCGGTCGAGGATGCGATCTGCGTTTTTCAGGCACTGGAAGGTGTTGACCATGAGGACGAGACCACGATTGCCCGGGTCTCTGTCGAGCTTCCTGAGAAGCTGGACGTCTGTCTCGAAGATGTCGAAGTCGTGCTTTGCGAGACGGTGCTCTTCGATGATTGCGCCCCGGAAGTCCTGGCGGCGATCGAGGAAGTGGCACAACGGCTCGAAGAACTCGGAGCCAAGGTCCGATGGAGCGAAGTTCCCGAGATTGCGGAAGCCCATGAGTGCAACCGTGAGGGTACGGTGATCTCGACGGAAGCATGGGCGGTCAATGGCGAGCTGTTCGAGGCCCATCCCGAGGCCATCGACCCGGTTGGGAACTGGGTCAAATCCGGACGGGACGTCTCGGCGCGAGATTACTACCGGGCCATGCGTAGGCGCGCTGACTTGCAGCGGAGAATCTTGAAGCGGCTGGGAGACAAGACGGTAATCCTTTCCCCGACGACGGCCGAGCCCGCATTGCCTGTATCACGCTTCGAGCAAGGCAGTAGCCTGAGGGGGGGCTATTCGCGGAACACAGGGATTGGGAACTACCTCAACCTGGCTGCGATCTCGATACCGGCCGGTGTTCACAGCTCCGGCCTTCCGATTGGCGCAATGATCGCCGCGCCACCATTTGAAGACGGTCTGCTGATGAGGGTTGCGCGAGCTCTCGAAGCAAACGACACGCCAGTTGTTCCGCCAGACCTGAGCTGGATCGAACATGCAAATTGA